CAGGTGTTCGCTCGCATTGACCGCTGCCGCACGATTGACCAGCTGTGCGATTTGTTCGGTGGCAAGGATGGGATGTACACCCGCTATCACAAGCTCAACCTCGTGTCCTACTTCCGCCACAGCACGATTGAAGTTCGCTGCCATCAGGGGACGGTCAATGCCGAGAAGGCTTGCCAGTGGGTCAAGTTCTGCCTGGGGCTGGTAGATCAAGCCGCCGCTCGCAGCAAGGTCAACCACAAGCGGACCAGCAAGCTCAGCAACCTGTTCAGCGCGGTCAACCTGGAAGCGAGCGGCCGGCGGTTCTACACCAAGCGGGCTCGCGAGCTGGCCCGCGAAGCTGCCGCCGCCGCAGCCTAACGAAACACAAGGACGCACGGCGGGGACTGCCACCCGCCACGGAGGACCAAGCGATGGCCACCTACAAGACACGCGACGGAATCACGATCAGCGGCGAGACGCCGGCCCAGGTTATCGAGGCGCTGCGAGCCGCGAGCTGGGGCCAGTGCCGCACGCTGAGGGAATACATGCAAGCCACGGCGCGGGCCGCGCAGCTGCAGACGGGCCACGAAGTAGACGGCGACACGGCCAGTGAGTTGCTGGCCGGCCTGATCGCCGCCGGATTGATTTCACAGGAGATCGAATAATGACCAAGCACCTGCCATTCTTCGTTTACGGCACCCTGAAGCGCGACCAGCACAACGAGTGCGTGTGGCCGGCCAAGGCTCTGGAAGTCCAGACCGGCACCACCCGCGGCGAGTTGTACGACCTCGGCCACTTTCCGGCGATGGTGGCCGGCGATGGCCTTGTCGGCGGCGAGGTTTGGTTCATGGACGAGGACGACATGGCCGCGACGCTGGCCCGCCTGGATCGCCTGGAAGGATACAACCCGCGCGGCGGCGGACTGTACGACCGCCGGCAGGTCGCCGTCACGCTCACCAGCGGGCGGGATCGTGGCACCGAGGTCATCTGCTGGGCGTACTTCATGGTCAGCACCGACAAGATCGAGGAGGTTCTGGGCGACCTAGTGCTGGTCCAGCCCGTGGACGGCGTGGCCACGTGGGAAGGAAAGGCGGTGTGCCGTGGCTAAGCTCCTGTTTCCCAAGATCAAGCGCGGCGGCTACACCTGCAAGCTGCGGTTCAGCGATGAAGGCCGCGGCGAAATGTGGTTCGACACCGAATGGGACATGCGGACCGAGGGCAAGCCGGATCGGCTGGTGCTGATCGGCGTCATCGATCACCGCGGGTTCCCGGTGGAGTTTGGCGGCAAGGTAGTGGACCGCCTAAGCGTGAACGTGGGCGACCAAGTGACCGTGCAGCCGATCCACCACACGATGCGGGGCCGCAAGTTCCTGCCGTCCCGGACCATCACCATCACCCAGCTGGCACGCGAGCCGGGGTTTCTGACTCTTGATTTCGAATAGGCGACACACAGGAGAGCCAATCATGGCCAAGCGATACAAGTACACGACAGCGCGGCAGGTGGGCGGCGACGATGGCTACTGCTGGGCGGTGTTCGTGAACGGCAAGGAGCGGATCAACGGACTGACGCGGCGGGAAGTTGACTACTACCGCGGCAAATGGGAAAAGGAAGAACAAGACAAGGCCGATGCCCGCAAGGCCGAGGAGAACAGCCGTGGTTAATGTTTCCGTTTACGAGCAGGAGTGCTGGGGTGTGATTCACTGGCGCGTCATGCGTGACGATGGCCGGCTGATCTTTGACCGCCACCAGACGGACTTTCCAGCGGAGCAGGAAGCAGTGGCCGCCATCACCGGCGAGTTCCGCCGCAAGCAGCTGGGGCCGGCCCAGGTCACCATCCACATGATTGACCAGCAGGCCGGCGGCCGGCGGCACGTGTCCCGGACCATTGTCGTCAACGCAGCTACAGTCAACGCAGCCAGCGACCCAAGCAACGAGGAGTGAGCCATGTGCGGCGTCTTTGGTTATCTATCGCGCGGCGGCCGGCCGAACCTGGACCGGCTGCGGCGCATCGCGCTGGTTACCGAGACGCGGGGCCGGCACGCCTTCGGTATGGCCTGGATCGACGCCAACGGCGGCATCGGCACCTGGAAGCGACCGGGGCCGGCCGGCGGCAGCCTGGATGCCTTGGAGCTGGTGCGCGACGCCGTGCTCATCCTGGGGCACTGCCGGTATGCCACCAACGGCGACCCCACGGCCAACGAGAACAACCACCCCCACCGGGCCGGCCGGGGCTGGATCGTCCACAACGGCACCGTCCGTAATCACCGGCTGCTGGCCCGGCGGTACGACCTGGAGCCCCGCGGGGAGTGCGACAGCGAGGTCCTGGGGCTGCTGCTGGCCAAGCTGGGCGGCAAGCTGGAGACGCGGGCCAAGCTGGCCATGGACTTGGCGGTGGGCGACATGGCCATTCTGGGCCTCTGGAACGACCCCGTCCGGCTGCTGGTGGCCAAGGCGGGCAAGCCGCTGCACTGCGGCAAGCTGGCGGCAGACCTGTATCTAGCGAGCCTGCCGATGGGCCTCCCCGGCAAGGTCTATTCCGTCCGGGACGGCTGGGCTGGGGTGCTGGCCGTGTAACACCCCCCTTCCGGTTCGGAAATGAGTTGCTGGCCCCCCTTCTGGCGGTAGCTGCTGGGCTGGAATTATTTTCAACATTCCGGCGGTGCGCGCCGATATGAACCTTGACAGGCACCGAGCAGCTGTCATAATACACCCAGACGGACGCCAAGACGGTGGCCGCAAAAACAAGGGGAAACACGATGAAGGCCATAGTGGAAAACGGGATTGAGCGAGTGACTGTGACCAGCCGCGGCAGTGTGATTGCAGCCCAGGCCCGCCGCCTGCAGGAAGCCACCCGCGAAGGTTTTGCCGCGGGGCAGGCCGGCCAGACGGACGCCGATTGCCCTTACCGCTGCGACCTGCCGGCCGACGCGCTGGAAATTCAGCTGCGTGGCAGCTGGATGAGCGGCCGGCTGGATGCCGCCAACAAGGCTCGCGGATTCAGCCCGGTCATCTGCCGCTAAACACCACCACCCGAAAGGGAATCGCGATGTTGAACGAACAAGCACTCCGGGACCGGTTGGCAGCTCGCAAGGCTTTGGGCATGACGGCCGATCAGTACAACGCCCATCTGGCCCAGCTGAAAGCGGACGCACTCCGTGACCGGCAGCGCAAGATTGCCGAATGCATTAAGGCCGGCATGTGTGGCAGCGATTCGGAAATTGATGCGGCGCTGGCCGCACTGCTGGCCAAGTAATCAAACACCACCACCACCAACGGGAGACGAACGATGTGCCAGACCACCACCACCACGACGACCACGACCGCCACCAGCCAGTCCGATGTTCCTGCTGACCGCCTGGAAACCAAGCCGTGCGGACGCTGCGGCGGATCGGGCCGCTACTCATACTGCCAGATGTACGGCGACACCTGCTTTGGTTGCAACGGTCGCAAGATCGTTTACACCAAGCGAGGCTTGGCCGCTCACCAGTACCTGGAAGCGTTGCGCAGCAAGCCGGCCAGCGAACTCAAGGCCGGCGACACAATTTGCGACGGCGGCAGGTGGTGCATCGTGCAGGAGATCAAGCCGTACGACACGGCCGGCTGGAGCAGCATGGTGAACGGCGTCATGCAGCCGGTCACCGGGGACTTCCTGGAAGTCCGCACCAACAAGATCACGTTCGCCGGTTGGAAGGCCGACAAGTTGGTCCGCGTGGCCCAGTCTGCCGAGCAGAAGCAGGCCACGCTCAAGCAGGCGCTGGCTTATCAGGCCACGCTGACCAAGACCGGCAAGCCGCGGGCCAGCCGGTAAGCCAGCACACCACCACCACCCGAAAGGCACTGACCATGACCACCACCACGAGCGAGATCGACCGGGCCATTTACAAGGCCGCCGAACAGGACATGCGACTGGCACGCAAGCACGGCGAAATGGCCATCGCCGACACCAAGGCCGGAACAGTTTTCTTGGCCTACAGCAAGCAGCTGCGGCAGTACAGGATTACCGCCCAGCCGACGCCGGCCTACCCGAACGGCATCGCGGTTCGCTGCGTGGCGGCCGGCTGCTCGGTGCGGCTCCAGGGCTTGTATCAAGTCGAGGTCAGCGAGTAGCGGGAGGCAGCGCGGCGGGCGGTGGATGAAACCGCCTGGGCCAACACGGTTAAATCCCCGGAGTCTGCGGATCGTCCGGGGCAGCAAAACAAGGGACGCAGACACGGACCGAATACGCCGCGCACCACCCACCCACCACCACCCACCAGCCACGCGAGTTCAGCCATGAGTGCGATCAACCTGTGGGCCAGCTTCCTTGCCAATCACAAGCTCACGGCCGAGCGGACCGGACGCCTGGACGTGCTGCTGCAGCTGTGTGAGCTGCTGGCGGCTAAGGGCGGACCGAAGGTGCGGCCCCACACCAAGCGGCAAGAGTGCCGCCGGCTGGTGTGCGACACCGCCATGGAGGCGGGCATCGACCTGACGGCCTTGAAGCACCGGGGCCGGCTGGCCATGAGCCGGGGACTGCTGGACGTGTGGAACGCAGCGTACGCGGCCCGGTACGGTTCAGTGCTGGGCACAGCCGGGGCGCGGGAAGTGGTGCGCCGCGGGGCCAAGACGCGATTACGGGAGCAAGGCAATGTTTGACCACCAGATCAGGGCCGCCAGCACCGAGCAGCTCGTTCGCCTGATGCGCGCGGCGGACATCACCACGGCCGGCGGGGCGGACCTGGGCGTGCGGATCGCGCGCGAGCTGCGCTACCGCAACCGGTTCGCCGGACTGCCCAGCGGCACCGAACCCAAGGGGCCGCGGCTGCGGCTCCTGCAGCAAAACAGGCGGATCGCGCCATGAAACGCAACATCATCATGGCCGGACTATTGGCGGCCAACCTGTTCACGCTCTGGCTCAACTTCCAGATCGATTACCGCGTGGACATGTTCATGCAGGCCGTGGTCCACTCGCTCAAGCACAGCGAGACAGACCTGGACACGATCATCGCCGACTACGCCGAAATGAAGGCGAGACTCACCCGGCTGGAGCGATCAACTAGCGAGGCAGAAGGGGGTTCCGGCCATGTTGACAGATGAGAGCAAGGCGGCGCTGGAAAAGTTCAGTGTTGCCATCACCAGTAACACAACGCTATTCCCGGAGTTCCAGCGGATAGGACCAGCCGGCACGCTGGACCGGATCGTCCGCATGGCCAACCCGTCCCGGCCCGCGCAGGTCAGGATAGCGGCGGATTTGCAGGCCAACCGGGATGAGGCATTAGAAATCATCGCGGCATTTTTGGGGATGTGCTGATGCTGAGCGACCGATCCAAGGCAGCTATTGCGTTGTTCGTGCGGCCGGAGCTGATGCCGGGCAGAACAGTAACCACCGAGCGGCTGGCCAAGCTGGGGCCGGCCAGGATTCTGCAGATCATGGTCATCACGGCCGATCCATCCCAAGCCAGCGACCGCGAGCTCGTGAAGGACTGGCTGGCCAACCAGCAAGAGACGGAGCAGATCATCGCGTCGCTGCTCGGCATGTGCTGACACGAGCCACTTGCAATCTAGGCAAGCTACGCCCTATACTCTCACGCCAGCAGTCGGATGTTCGCCAACGCAGGCGATAGGGGCAGGTCAGCCGACCCGGTCCCGGCGGAAGGCCAAAGGCGGTCAAGCACAGGCGTGGGATCGATACCGCACCTGGAGGCGACCAGCACCCGGAAGTCCGCGTCAACGGCACGCCCAGCGTAAGCGGCCGGCTGCTTTTTCGGTTCGGTCAGCGGAGAGACTGACCCGGCAGGCATGGACGACAACAGCACAGCCAGTGCAGGGGCTGAGGCAGGACGGCACCGCAAGTTCAAGCCGCGGCGTGGTAAGAAACACCGCACCCGGCAGGAACGTGAAGCCGTACGGCAGCAGCGCGCCGCACAAGACGCAAGCCAGCCGGGCACGCCAGTGGCACCGCAAGCTGCCACGCATTCCGCGGACGCTCCGCCAGCCCACGCTCAATCGCCGCAGCCTGCTTCTGTCGGGCTTAGTGGGCTAGCGCTAGCCAAGGCACCGGACACCCAGCAGGCCGGGCAGCAAGCCTCCCAGGAGGCCATGCCGGATGACGCCAGCGGCACCCACCTGTTTGAACGCAAAGGCGACGCCCACGCCGATATGCGGCTGGTGGCGCGGGCGGTAAAGAAACGCTGGACCACCGACCCCAAGCTGGCAGAGCTGGTGGTGAAGAAGCTGTCCCACAAGGCACTGGGGCTGCCCTGGAAGAACCACGACGGCACCGTCGAGCAGCCGGAGCCTTACAACCCACACCAGCTGGGCATGGCGGCCACGGTTCTGCTGAACGTGGAGCGCATGAATCAGGCGGAGGAGCATCACCACGACCGGCTGGAGTTCGCGCGGGAGTTCAAGGGCCAGTACAACCCAGCGGTGAGGGCCGCGGCCAAGATCGACATAGGCAAGGACGGGGAAGGCAAGCTGGAAATGGGGATCGCGGTCTATCTGCCCGACAACGGGCGTGACCCGGTGCGTGAGCTCATGGCCGACCCAGCGTTGCCGGGGGTCCAATGAGCAATGAGTGGACCAGCCCTGACGGCCGCATCCGGCTAATCAATGCCGACTGTCTAGCGGTGCGTGATTCACTGCCGGCGGTAGATGCCGTGATTACCGACCCGCCGTATGGCATGGCTCACAATACCGACAGCTCGCGATTCAGCGGCGGCCAACACCACCACCGAGCGAGGCAATTTGGTGGCCGCAGTGATTGGGGCGACGTAAAGGGTGATGATCAGCCGTTCGATCCATCGCCATGGCTGGAGTACAAGCGGGTGGTTCTGTGGGGTTCGAACCATTTTGCAGCCCGTCTGCCAGTGGGCACCACGTTGGTGTGGATCAAGAGGATGGACGGCGCGTTTGGCAGCTTCTTATCAGACGCCGAAATGGCATGGATGAAAGGTGGTCATGGGGTCTACTGCCGCCGCGACCTGACCATGAACCACGCAACCGGAACAAAAAAACGGTTGCACCCGACCCAAAAGCCAGTCGGCATAATGAGCTGGTGTATTGAGAAGTGCAAGACTCCAGATGACGGGCTGGTGTTTGATCCGTACGCTGGCAGCTTCACCACAGCCATCGCGTGTATAAGGACCGGCCGCCGTTTCGTGGGCTGTGAAGTCGATCATAAATACTGGCAACGAGGCATAGATCGCGTGAAAGCCGAGTACGCCCGCACAGCCATGTTCGCAGGCGAGTCATGAGCCAGCAGACGCAGCAGGCCCAGCCGATCATCAAGCCCCAGCGAGGGCCCCAAGAGCAATTCTTGTCCTCGCCAGCGGACATCGTCATCTTTGGTGGCGCGGCCGGCGGCGGTAAATCCTGGGCGCTGCTGATGGAGGGGCTGCGGCACGTCCGCAATCCAAAGTTCGGGGCGGTCATCTTTCGCCGCACCCACAAGCAGATTGTGGATGAAGGCGGATTGTGGGACAGCAGCGGCGAACTGTACCCGCTAGTGGGAGGCCAGCCCTACGGCAAGCACCAGTGGCTGTTCAAGTCCGGCTCCAAGATCACGTTCAGCCACCTGCAGCATGAGAAGGACAAGTTCGCCTGGGACGGCTCGCAGATTCCGCTCATCATGTTTGATGAGCTGATCCACTTCACCGAGACGCAGTTCTGGTATCTGCTCACCCGCAACCGGTCAACGTCCGGCGTGGCTCCCTATGTGCGGGCCACGTGCAACCCGGATGCAGATTCATGGGTGGCCGAACTGATCGCGTGGTGGATCGATCAGGACACGGGCTTTCCCATCCCGGAACGATCAGGCGTGCTGCGGTGGTTCTATCGCATAGACGGCAAGCTCGAGTGGGACAGCGACCGGCAAGCCCTGATGGACCGCCACCCGGAGTTGTCAAAGGCCCAGCCCCATCCCATCGAGCCACAGTCGCTCACGTTCATCGGTTCGAAGCTCCAGGACAACGCGATCCTGATGCAGAAGGACCCGGCGTACATGGCCAAGCTCATGGCCCAGCCGCGGGTGGAGCAAGAGCGGCTGCTCAAGGGCAATTGGAAGATCAGGCCGGCGGCGGGGCTTAAGTTCCCGCGCAATAAGTGGAAGATAATCGACGCCATACCGGATGGAGTGGAATCGTGGGTGCGGTTCTGGGACAAGGCGGCCACAGAAGGCGGCACCGGCGCTCGCACGGCCGGCGTGCTCATGGGCAAGCTGCGGCAGACAGTAGCGGATCAGCTGGGCTTCCGGTTCGTTATCCCTGACGCGGTGGCTGAACGCTGGGGCGACGCGGCACGCGAGGCCGGGATCAAGTCCACCGCCGAACTGGACCGGGCCAAGTATGGCAACGTGGCCATCGGCATGGAGCAAGAGCCGGGGTCGGGCGGCAAGCACAGCACCTACATCACCATCACCGGGCTGGCCGGGTTCGACGTGTACGGGGAGCGGGCCACTACCAACAAGCCGGCTCGCTGGAACGGCATGGCGGCGCAGCAGCAGGTCGGCAACATCGCCATCGTGAAAGGTGATTGGGATTGGGACGACTTCATTCGCGAGCTGGACGCACTGGCCGGGGATGAGACGCTCGATAAGGGCAAGCTCAAGGACTTGGCGGACGCCGGCAGTGGCGCGTTCAAGGGGCTGACCCAGCGTGGCAATCAGGTGTCGGGCGACATACTGGCAAGCGGCAGCCGCGACGAGGACGACCGCACCAAGCTGACCGACGAGGAGTTGAACGATCCGGACACGCCGGACTTCATACGTGATTTGCTGCAGGCGTATCGCGAAGACACAGGCAGCGGGTATGCGGACAACGACCGCGACTTTGGCCGCGGCCGGTAAGTTGGCGGGTGGCGTGGCGTGCGGTATAATACGCCGCAGTCTATCAATCGCCCGCTCACCGAAAGGACCGACCGATGAACGAACCAGCCCCCGCCGAGCCTGCCGCTGGCTGTGAGTTGCCGGACAAGCCGGGCCGATGGATTCGGCAGCCAGAAGATAACGAACCAGGCTATGACATCATCGTTGGGAAAAACGGGTGGTCTGGGTGGATGGGCGGCAGGGCGTTTTCTGGTGATGTATCCACTTTGATTCGTGGCCACTGGCACGCCGCCAGCGGGCAGGGGGAGCGGCTGTTGAGAAAGCAACTCGACACATTGAATGCCCTTGCTGACGGGGCGGTGCCTCACAACACGCGGCTTGCGGCTCTGTTGCCGAACGCGAATCACGCCCACTACATCCAAGCCGAAGCGTCTGACGAGATTGAGAGATTACGAGCCACCATCGCCCGGCTGACGAGCGAGCTAGAGGCAGCGCGGGCGCTGATAGCGAAGTGGCGGGGACGTTCCAAGCGTGCCGAGCGAATGACGAGCAGTGAGTGCAGAATAGCAGGCGCTGCTTGGGCTGAGTGTGCCGACGAACTCGAAGCCGCCCTACAGGAGCAACCCCATGCCTGACCTGACTCCCGAGGAAGTGGCCGAACTGCGAGCGGCGTATGAGGCCAGCACGCAAGGCGAGTGGCACGCCGTGAACTACGCCGACACATGGATTTGCATTCAGGATGGGCCGGACTATAGCGATGCCGATGTGTTTAAGTCTGGCGAGGATAATGAGTACAAAAGCTTCCTGCCTCTCAGCCAAGCCGAGGCGAACGGAAACTTCGTGGTGCTCGCTCACAACAAGTTTGCCGCCCTCCTCTCCACTGCCGCAGAAGTGGAACGGCTGCGGGAGCTACTGAAACGCATCCACGATTGGGACCACATGGACACCGCCGGCGATGGCCCATATTGGCGAGCGGAGATTGAAGCCGCCCTCACGAAGGATGGGACACCGCCATGCCACAGCTAGTGCCATACAAAACCGTCTGCCGCAAGTGCGGATGCACAACGGACTGACGGATGACATTCTCAACTCGGGGTGGGGGAGGTGAAAACAAAAGCATGACGCCTTATTACGAACAAGACGGAATCACGATTTACCACGGCGATTGCCGGCAGATTTTGCCAGCGATCCAGCAGCCGCCGGTGTGTATCTGCGATCCAGTGTGGCCCAATTCGGTTTTTCCCGGTGTTACTGACCCGCAGGAGTTGTTTCGCGAGACGTGCGAACTACTGGAAGTCAAAACGCTGGTTGTGCATCTTGGCTGCACAAGCGATCCGAGATTTTTATTAGCCGTGCCGAAGTCGCTGCCGTTCATTAGGGTTTGCTGGCTGCGATATGCGTTTCCATCGTGGCACGGGCGCGTGATGGTTGGCTCAGACGTGGCCTACGTCTTTGGCGACGCACCGCCTTCGCGGCCGGGGTTGCGAGCGTTAAGCGGCGAGAGCGTCGCACGAAACAACAAGAACAAGCGGCAGCACACAGGCAGGGGCCACGGAACGTCAAATGGCATTGACTACAAGAACCTGCCGCACCCGTCCCCGCGTCGCTTGGAGCACGTTAAATGGCTCGTGAGTCAATACGGTGATCACGGCGTGATAGACCCGCAGGCCGGGAGTGGAACCACCCTGGAAGCGGCGAAGCTGCTCGGTCGGAAAGCTATTGGCATCGAGGTTGAGGAGCGCTACTGCGAAATTGCGGCGAGCCGTTTAGACCAGAAGGTGTTTCAGTTTGCCGATTAGCTTCCCGCTGCGATGCTGGGAGGCATTGCGAAAGCGGCAAACGAAGCCGAAGCCGCCATTGCCACCGGCCACGACTGAGTGATACACTCGGGCCTCACTGGACGGGTGGCAGAGTCTGGTTGATCGCACCTGCCTTGAACGCAGGCCACGAGAGATCGTGCGGGGGTTCGAATCCCTCCCTGTCCGCTGACTAATTCTTCACAGCCCAGCCAAGCGGAGAACTTCTATGGGCCAAGACGCAACAGCTGCGCCAGTAGGTGCGGCCACCATCGACATTCATGTCTGCGAATCCTGCGGCCAACAGCACGAGGGCGTGCAGCTTCACCCGTACCGGAAACAGCAGCCGCCGTTCACTCACTGGTATGGCTGCCCGGAAACCACGGACCCCGTGGCGCTCACCGTCATGGTTCACAACGGGACCAACGTGCAGCTGCATTCGCGTATCATGCGGGACATCCTGCAGGCCCAGCTCCATGGCCGGATGATGGTACTCGTCGCGTCCATTCCGGCGGACGGCGGCCGGCAGATCATGCACCGCCACTGCATGAACTACGATATTCACCGGACCAAGGAAGCTACCGACTGGCTCCACGGTGAACTGCAGAAGGACCAAGGTGTATTGCCCAAGCCGGCCGCACCGCTAAGGCCAGCGCAAAACGTACAGCTGTTCGGCAAGCCGCCCACGCTTGACATGGGCGTGCAGAAGGTGGACGGATTGAGTGGGGCAATCATTCAGCCGGCCGAGGCCGCCGCGGATTTTTCTGATGGCGACCGGCAGGAAGGGGCCGTGCAGGAAGGGGCCGCGGAAGGAACCGAGGAAGGAACCGAGGAAGTAGGCGGCGGCTAACACCATGCTTCCCATCAAGCACTGGCCGGCAGCTGCCTGGGGATGGCTGCTGGCCTTTACTGCTCCTCGCTATGCGGCGGCCTTGGCCGACTATCGCAGGTCGCAGGCGATTGTGGAGCACGGCCAGTCGCTGCAGGCGTGGCAGCAGGAACGCCGTCGCTACGAGGACGAATACCGCGAGCAAAACGGCAAAAGGCTCGACGCCGAGGCCCAGGCGGCATCACTCCGCGACCAGCTGACGGAGCGCACCCAGCAGCGCGACTTGGCCATCGCCCAGAATGAAGTCTTGCAACATCGCCTGGAAATGCTCATAAAGTGGCAAGAGGCCGAACTCCAACGTCTGGAGACAGAGGCCCAGATTCACGCCATGAGGCGGGGACTGCCACCCGAACGCGATCACGATGAGCCATTACACTGACGCGATCAAGGCTTCCCGCGCACGGGCCGACATTGCCGAGCGCCATGTGCGGTCCCTTGTGAAAGCCGGCGGCGTGGACGTGGGGGCCCTCGTGGCGGGCGGCAAGACCGGCGGCGGCATGGGTGGGCTGCTGGGAGGCGGCCAGAACCAGCGCAAGCTCCAGATGGCCTATGCGGCGTTTAAGGGGCACGTCTACAGCTGCATCACGGTAATTGCCCAGCGGTTGGCCGGGCTGCCGTACGGGGCCGGCGAGATCGTAAACGACGACCAGGGCAAGGAAGGCGACGGCAAGGACGCCAGCTGGTCTGGCAGCAAGCGCTACCGCCCATCGGGTGCGCCGCTGTTCAAGGGGCCGGACGCCCAGGCCCGGCACTTCCCCAGGTGGATCAAGAACGCGGCGGCCGGCGCGGCCGTGGAAGCGTACCTCACCCACCCGGCACTGGACGTGCTGAACAAGCCCAACAGCGTGCAGGGAAAGTTTGAATTCCTGTTCACGTGGGTGGCCAACATGTACTTGGCCGGCGAGGCGTATTGGATCGGCGGGGAAGGTGAGAACGGGCCGGAACTGTGGATGCCGCCCACCACCTGGGTCGTCCCCAAACACGAGGGTGGCCTGTTCACCGGCTATGAGCTCAAGCCGGCCGGGGCATCCACCGGCATTCCGCTGGACCCGGAGACAGTACGCCGCACATACTTTCCGGACCCCCAGGACCCCAAGGGCTGCATCAGTCCCGTGGTGGCCAACATGTCCGCGGTCAAGGTGGACGATTCTATCCAGCGGTCGCAGGAGCAGATGTTTGACCGCGGCATTTTCCCCAACGTCGTGCTGACTGTGGGCGACCGCAGGAATGCAGACGGCACACCCGGCGGCAAGCCCACGCTCACCGGGCCGCAGCGTCGGCAGACCATCCGCGCCATTCGGGAAGTGTGGGGAGCCACGACCAGCAACGGCGACCCGGCCATCATCGACGGGCTGATCGCAGGCATTCACAAGCTCAACAACATGCCGGCAGAAATGGACTGGCTGAACAGCGGCGAGCAGGTGAAGAAGCGCATCTTCCAGGCGTTCCACGTGAACCCCATCGTGGTGGGCGAAGTCACCGGGGCCAATCGCGCCCAGGCCGCCGTGGCCGAGCAGAGCTTCTTGTCCACCGTCGTCAATCCGCTGGGCGATGGCGTGACGGTGGTGCTGAACGACTTTGTAGCGCCGCTGTTTGGCGGTGGCAAAGGTGACGAGAAGGCCAAGAAGAAGGACAAGCCGGCCGGCAAGACCAAGCTGTACCTGTGGATTGAGGAAGGCCAGCCGCTGGATGACGACTTGAAACTCCGCAAGTTCCAGATCGGCCGCCAAAACAACGACGTCACCCGCAACGAGTTCCGCACGGAAGTGCTGGCGCTGCCGCCCATCGAGGACGAGGAAGAAGTCAAGCGGGTGCCGCTCCTGGACACGGTGGGCGGTGGCCAAGTCATTGTCCAGGTGCTGTCGGCGGTGGGCATGGGAACCATGGGTCCGCAGAGCGCCGTGGAGGCGTTCAAGCTCCTGTTCGAAATGGACGACGCCCAGGCAGAGGCTTTGGTAGGTGACACCGGCGACTTGGCATTACTGGCTCCGCCTGCGCCGGCGATTGGCGGCGCACCGCCCGGCCGGGACACGCCGCCACCGGACGACGACGACGAGGAGGACGAGGAGGAAAAGCCGGAGCTGCCGGACGTGGATGAGAACGCCGGCACCGGCAAGGCCCTCAAGGCGGCCGGCATACCCATGATCAAGCGCTCGACCGTGAAAGCCAACCATCGCCGCCAGCAGGCCCGGCTGGAAAGAGAGGTAGCCGGTCGGCTGCGCCCTTTTTCCAAAGCCAGTATCGCGCGGCTGCTGCGCAACTTGCACGGCAACCGGACCGCGAGCTGAACAAGGACAACGCAGCCGGCGAAGCTGCCAAGATCGCGGATCAGATTTTCAACCCGGCCGAATGGCACCGCGGCTTGAAGCGCACCATCGCGCCGGGGCTGGTGGAGGCCATGCTGGTGGGCGCTGCCACCGAGCAGGCGCTCAAGCTGTACGCGGCCACGCGGAAGCAGATCAAGCTGGCCGTGCTGCCCAGTGAAAAGGCCACGTCCGCCAGCGAGTACGCGCAGTTCCTTGCCCAGGAATACGGACTGGACCTGGACGACATTGCCACCGAGCTGCCGGTGTGGTTCCTGGAAGCGGTCCAGCAGCGGCTGACCGAGACGTTCGCCCAGCCGTACTGGACGGAGATCAGCGAGCACACCAAGGACCAGATCGAAAACATCGTCAAGCAGGGCATTCAAGGCGGCCTGTCATCGCGCGAAGTGGCCAAGCTGATTGGCGAGACGGCACCGGATCGAGCCGGCTACCGGGCCATGAACGCGGCCCGCACGGAAACCGGCAACGCTTTGAACTACGGCCACCATGCCGGCATCGAGCAGCTGCAGGCCGAAACCGGAATCGAAATGGCGTCGGAGTGGCTGTCCGTATGCGGCAGCACTTCGCGCGAGGAGCATTGCCAGCTGGATGGCGAGACGGCCACGCTGGATGAGACGTTTGACGTGGGCGGTTATCCGGCCCGCTGGCCCGGCGATGAATTGTTGCCGCCTGAGCAGCGATGCAATTGTCAGTGTACGGTCCTGTCCTCGTTTGTGGGCGAGGAGCTAGACCCGGATGACCGCCGGCCGGAAGTAGAGGACGCAGAGGACGCCGAGGAAGCCGGCGAAGACCTGTAGTTGGACAGCAGGCGGCCTTCTGGTATAATACGCCGCCATGAAAATCAAGTATCCGCGTCCGGCGCTCAACCGGATGATCGATCAGGCGATAGGCTACGGCCAGCTGCTGATTGAATGCGTCATGCCCGACGATGATCGCGTGGCGCAATTCAAGATCGACGCCTGCGGCACCATCCCCAGCGAGCAGTATGTGATTGATCGCGCGGCGCAGGTGTTGCGGGACAATGGACTGAACCCGGAAGGCGTCAGGATCGTCTGGTCGTCCGGGACGTGGCAGGAGACACCGACATGGACGCAGCAGTGGTACAAAGTGGAATGATCAAGGCTCGCTTCGTAGGCGGACCGCTGCACAACCGGGTCCGGGAAGTGCCTCGCAAGCCGTTCATTGATGTGTGCCCGCTCGTGGTGGGTGACAGCGAGCTATCGCCAGTCCAGCTGGCCAGCCGGCACTACATGGATCGGTGCCGCTATAAGCTCACACCGTTTGACACAGGAAGCGGCGCGGTCTTTTTCCAGTACGTGCTGGTGGCCGAGGCCGAGCAATTATTGAGTGAGGAGTTGCACGCATGAAACCGAACAAGCCTGGAATCTGGAAGTGGTTGGCCGCTGACATGACCGGGGCGCTGTACGTCGTGTTCTGGAAGGACCAGCGGCTGGCGTTTTACCAGCTGGGGCGCAAGTTGTACGCCGCGCCGCCGGAGTGGGTGGACGAGGAGCTGAAAGATTCGCAGGTGTGGTCGCTGGAGTTTGAATTTTCGGACGACCATGCACCGCGGGACGCCAGGAAGCCAACCGCGGAAGTAGTGGCCATGGTCTATGACGCCACGCTGGCGATTGTCAGCGTGTTTCTGCCCGACGACCTGCCGGAGTTTGTGCGCTCGCAGATCGAGGCGGCGCACGACTGCTACCGGCAGGTAATGAACGAGGAGCCAATGTCCATCAAGGCGGCAGCGGTGGAGCGGCGCAACCGTATAGCGGCTGCCCAGTCGCACGACAAATCGCCGCCAGAGAAGGTAGTCAAGATTAACCCGGCGGCGATGGTCAAGATTAACCCGGCGGCGATGGTCAAGATTAACCCGGCGGCGATGCCAGACGCACAGCCAGCACAGCCCGTGGCGCAGACTAACCTGTGGCTGCCCACCAAGGCCGGCGAATGGCGGCGGCACAAGGTCACCTATCTGG